GTTTGGATCGTCGCCTGAACCAACAGCAACATTCTTTGTAAGTATGTTGATCTTACGAGTTGGATTATAATTGAGTCCAGTAATTTCAAACCCAATTCTTGGTAGTGTGATTGCTGTGCTCGCAGGATCGGTTGTAGTAACCGAAGCAATACGAGCAAGGAATTTTTGTTTGGTTGAATATGCTAACGGAACACGAAGACTCTGCGCAAATTCTCCATCAGAGTTTTTGCGTTGCACAACTAGGTTGTTAAAGATAGTTCCAAAGGCAATAATCGCTTTACGAATATGCGAATGGTAGAAAAATTTACCTGCGAACATTATTTCCTCGCTAACACTTCACCGAATGGATTGATAGACGTAAAGTCTAGAATTCCATCATATGCAAGTTTATCATAGTCTTCATTATTTGCCAACGGATCTATCTCAGTTACTGAGTAACCACCCAAGATTAGAGAATCGCCAGAGTTTAATAATAGATTTCCGCCGCCCTCCAGCAAGAACTGGTATGCAAATTGGTCTTGTGATTTATCATCGATGACATCGATTTCTGGATTGCCAGTCATAAATCGCTCAGAACTATATTCGAAGACTTCGCATTTCAGTTTGAATACGTTAATCTTACCCAGTTGGTAGAATGGATTGAGGAAGTCAACATACTTGATTTCAAAGAACGTTTTGGTCTTTGGGAAATAAAGGATGTCACCTTCTGACGGTCTTGTTGTTAGTTGGAGATTTTCAGCGTTGTTTGCGACAGATTCTTCCCAACGTCTCTTGGAAACCACAAAACTTGCCGATGCTCTAAACTCGAATCCGAACTTGGTGAACAGATCGCCTTCGCCTTCGAATCCTTCTACGTTCTCTAGATACATTTCCAGAGGATAGTATTGACTGAAGTATGATAGCGGATCTTCACCGAAGATTGGATCTTTGTTGGCAATAGTTCTTGGGAGATAATAAACGTCGTGTCCGTAGATCTTCAGACTTTCAATGACAAGATCCTCCACCAAACGCTGTTCGTTTGTTGTTCCAGAAGTGTTGCCAGATTGAAAGTAGAAGTTCGTGGGCATATCTTATCCCACCATGAAATCGACAGGGAGTTCCGACTTGAGTTGCATTTCGGTTTCGATTTGTTTTATCTCTTCGACTGCTTCATCATAGACTTGCTGTCCGTTAAGAATAACTCCACCTGGAAGTTGGATCCCTCCGAACTTCTTCATGTTCTCACCCCATTGACGTTTAATCAATGCAGTGGTATACATTTTCAGGAACATGTCATTGTAGACTTTAGTATATTCTGCTGGGTCGAGAATACGATAACACTCAACAATAATATAGTCACCGATTTGGAACGTGTCGTCCCAATTTACGTCAATATAAAGTTTATCTGTTTTTCTGTTGAACCTAATCGAACGCTGTCCAGGAAATATCTGGTCATACATCTGCAAAGTTGTTTTGACTTGTGTATAGTAGATAAGGTCTGCTGCCAGAAGATTATACATGTCGTTAAGTCTAAACTGGTAGACTAGGTTGAACATGTTGTTTGGATTTTCCATTCCGTCACCTGGAGCATTGAAATTGAACATCTTGATGATGCCAATTACTGAATCTGGGACTGGAATATATTGATTATCTAAATCGCCTGGAATATAAAAATTGGTAGTAGCAAGTGCACGAGTGAACCCTGAATTAAGACCAGTTACATTCTCACCTGCTTGGAATACACCTTTTGTCATACCAACTGTAGCAGTTGTTCCATTTAGTGCAACCAAATAGCAAGATGCGCCTGATGTTTGACCTACGATTTTTTCTTTGAGGTCAAACGAAGGTGCACTTAGTCCGCTGAATTTAAGAGTGTTGCCTGTAATTTGATGCTTTAGATACGTTCTCTCGACACCATCGAAATGGTATTCTTGAAAATACTGTAAGGCATCATCGACACGATCAGTAACCTGATCTTCGTCGACATTGATTTCAATTACAGGGAATCCGAGTCTGCGAAGACAGTAATCAATTAGTCCTTGTCTGGATGAAATGGTCATTTAGTATCCTCTTTTCGGACTATTTATAATGCACCCATGTCATACACTGTAGGGTTTACCCCTGCGAGATCACCCAGATCGATTGTTTCTGGAATCGTGAAGAAGTCTGGATTATACCCACCAACTTCGATAATACTACCGTCAGTTTTCTTGGAATATAATGTTCCGTCTGCCAGATTGACCGCAAGTTCTCCAACTGCAATATCACCTATTGCGGGAATTGCTCCTGCGGTTTCACTTCTTTTGAGTTGAATGACTGTTGACATATTAATTCAATAGAGTCCCTGCTGCATCATAAATGTTAATACGGAAATATGCGCTTGAGTTGCCATCCAGTAGATCGGCATCTAGTCCAGAACCAGCACCATCGACTGTCTTAATTGCATCAAGCATATTAGTTGCAGTGAATTCACCACCTAGTGATACGGATGTACCAGCAAGAGTGATTGCACTATTTGTCAGAGAACCATTACCGATATTTGAAAGAGTGTTGTTGGCACCAGAAATAGTCTTGTTAGTAAGAGTATCAGTGGTAGCACGACCGACCAGTGTATCCGTACTTGTTGGTAGAGTTAGTGTACCAGTGTTGACAATGCTGCCAATCACAGGACTGGTAAGTGTCTTATTAGTTAGAGTTTGAGTTGCGGTAGTACCAACAACTGGAATATAGTTAGTTCCGTCTACTGTATATTCCCATACATCAGTAGTTTCATTCCATTGAAATACGACATTTGTAGAAGATCCACGCTCAACTTCGATACCAGCATTTTGACTTGGTGTGCTAGTTTCATTACTGTTCAGTAAGATAATATTATCGGCGAGATTAATAGTTTCGGTATTTACTGTGGTTGTAGTTCCAGAAACAGTTAGATTACCACTAACAGTTAAATCATTGAATGTGACGTTAGAACCAGTTCCGACTGCCTGACCAATAGCAACTTGACCATTGGTAATAGTAACACCAGTTCCAGCGCTGATATGAGCACGAACATCTGTTGCGCTTGGACCAGTGAAAGTTAGAACACCAGTAGAACTATTATACGAAAGAGAACCATCCCCACCAGAGTCAGTTACAGAAATTGCGCCTCTTGCTAATGCATCGGTGTATTGTGTGATAGAAGTAGAGATAGCACCATCAGTAATAGAAATACCAGTGCTTGCGCTAAATGCAGCTCTTGCTCTTGTATTTGTAAAGTAGAGGTTTGTTGAACCTTCTGTGATTTCGTCACTGTTATCTTTAGTCTGAATTGCTGAAGTAACATATGCTTCTGTTGCCAGAGGTTTACCACCAGCGGTAGTACCATCATGAACAACCACAGTGTCCTTTGTTGTATCGACCGTGACTTCTCCAACAGCACCTGTAAAGGTAGAGTGCTGAACGGTAGTCCCTCTTCTAAGTTGTAAAATCGTTGCCATTTATATCTCCTAGTCCACTCTATTTAGGTGTATGTTCCACCATCTAGAATGGCGCCATTTTCAATATTGTCCAAAGATGCTTTTAGAAGTTCGTGTCCTCCAGCAGTAGATCCATCATGCACTCTCACTGACCAGTTGGTTGTATCAATAGTAATTTCCGCTTCTGCGCCAGTAAAATTTTGATGTTGTACCGAAGTACCTCTTCTCAGTTTGACTCTTGCTGCCACGTTAAATGCTCCCGTAATCGATTGAGTTGTATTCGAAAACATTGTCAGTAATTAGACCGTAATCTAAATCTGCATTTTGATTGAGACGAACAACTGCAACTCCTGGAGTTGTTGTAGTGTCAACAACGAAATCTCCAAAAATGGTGTCAGCAAACGAGATGGTCGTCACTCCTGCGTTCGCCCCACCATCATTTACTGAGACTCCACCAAGACCAACAACTGTACCGTCAGTCTTTTTAGAGTAAATTTTCTTATCTGTCAGATTGACAGCGAGCTCGCCTACTGCTAGATCAGCACCAGTTGGTACTGCACTAGCAGTCTCACTACGTTTTACTTGGACTATTGTCGACATCTAAATCCTCGTTTGCGATAGAATATCCCTCCGAGGTGCCAAACGTTAGATCTCCGTCTAAATCAACATAATTTCCAGTGGGTTTTGGTTGATTCTTTTCGTGCTCTAGAATTTGAATTTTCTGGGACTGTTCTGCTATCGTTTCATTTGCCATGGTAAGTTGCGTGTTCAGCATAACATTATCT